ACTTTATCAAGGTGGATTAATTCAAAAAAATAAATAATGGCTTATTCTCAAAATTCTTCTCCATTCTTGAAAAAAGGAGATGCTCCATCTCGCAAAAAATCTTTAGGATATTACGCAGAAGTAAAAAAGAATGGTGGCACTGGTAGTAAAGCCGGTGGCGGTATGACAGAAAAAGGGGTTAAAAAATATCGCAAAGATAATCCAGGTAGTAAATTAAGTACAGCTGTAACAACCCCGCCTTCTGAATTAAAAAAAGGTAGTAAAGCCTGGAAAAGAAGAAAATCTTTCTGTGCGCGTTCAAAAAGCTGGACAAGTGAAAGAGGTAAAGCCGCAAGAAGAAAATGGAACTGTTAAAATAAATTATATATCATGGACACAATTACAATTATTTTATCAATTATTTCTGTACTATCAATTTTACTAAATTTTTATTTAATTAATATTTATACTGGTAAAATAAAAGATGCAGATAAAGATTTTATAGCAGATTCTGTTGAAGATATTGCAACTGAAATTAAGGAAAGAGCAAAGAGAGTGGCCCAAGAAATTGAAGATGTTAGTATTGCTGTAAAAGAAGTAGGGAATCAATTAGGTGATATACCAAATGCTGTTAGCGGTAAAAGTAGGGTTGGTAGGAAAAATAAAAAATAAAATATATAAAATATAAAAAAATGGACAAAGCAAATAAATACGACTTGAAAGAAGCTTATAATAAAAATCTTACTGATAAAGCTAGATTGCATTATTTAGAAAACCTAGAGCATAATGTACACAGTCGTAAAGGCTATGCGGGTAGTTATTCTGGATCACACCCTAGATTTTCTTCACCTGCTGGATTAATGGGCCAACCTCAGGGATTAGCACAAGCACAAAACTTGCAACAGATGCCGCTAGATTCAAATTATAATCCTGTAGCACAAGTTCCTGTTCCAGTGTCTCCTATGGCACCAGCTACTAATGTAGTCCCGACTGCTCCCGTTGATCCTGCACAATTGATGGCTCCAACTTATTATAAAAAATATTAATTTTAAGATAATGCAAAAGGCTAAGGGGGTAGGAGATACTATAGAAACAATAACAAAAGCTACGGGTATAAAGTCTGTAGTTGAAACTGTTTCTAAAGGTTTGAACATACCGTGCGGTTGTAAGCATCGAAAAGAAAAGTTAAACAAAATATTTCCATATAAATAATGGCTTTTAAAATTTTCCCACCTTACGCATTGAATAATACACCTATTTATACAGTAGATTTAGAAGATAATGTTTTAGGCAAAGCAAACAATAATGGTAGCATTATAATAAATAAAAATTTAAATCCTTCTGCAATAAAAAAAGTTGTAGATCATGAAATGGTTCATGTAGATCAATTTAAAAGAGGGGACTTAAATTATGATGATAAAAACGTATATTGGAAAGGTAAAACTTATTCAAGGTCCAAAATGAAAGAAGGGAGTCCCACCCTACCTTGGGAAAAAGAAGCTTATAATAAAACTAAACAAATAACTTAAAAATTAAAATTATGCCTAAAGGATTTGGATATGGTGGTGAGTCCGCCAATCAAGAAAAAAAGAACTTAAACAAAGATATGCCTGTTGTAAAACAAGCGTCTTGGATGTCAAAACATTCTATGGCCGCAGGCTCTCCTGTTGCTATGGGTGGATCTTATAAGGGATCTGCTATGGAAATGCATAAACCAGGGCATATTGACCCAAAAAGTGGTCAAAGACTTTCTGGCTCTGAAAGAAAAAATATTCAAGAGGGTATTAATGTTAAAAGCCCTAAAATACAGGCTGAATATGAAAAGTATCTACAATCAGGTGGTAAATTATCAATTAATCAAGCCGCTAGAATAGGATTTGCATCACCTGAAGAGTCTAAAAGACGTCAAAAAATGGCTAATATACCTGGATCTCGAGGAAGAGATGCTATAAAAGGTTTATAATTAGTTAATTTAAAATGTGGAAATTACTAGTTGGGTTATTAAAAGGTAACAACGGAAATAAATCTGTTGCAGGTGGCCTAGCTTGGGAAATACGGGAAGCTATTAAAGGCAAAGAGTTAGACCCTAAAGAATTAATTGAAATACAAACTAAAATAAATGAGATTGAAGCCCAGCACAGAACTATATTTGTTGCTGGGTGGCGTCCATTTATAGGGTGGATTTGCGGGATAGCTTTAATGTATAATTTTGTAATAAGAGATTTATTTATATGGGTAGTAAAACCGGAAAGTATACCTCCTGCATTACAAATGGAACATTTAATGACTGTTTTGTTAGGTATGCTAGGGCTAGGAGGCCTTAGGACCTTTGAAAAAATAAAAGATAAATCAAAGTAATAATAATTAATTTAAATTTAATCAAATGAAAAAAGTAGAAGAAAAAAAAGTAACAGAAGAGCAATTAGCTAAAATTAAAGACCAACAGATTTCAATGAGTAATAAATTGAGGGATGTAGGATTCTTAGAACAACAAAAGCATGTATTATTGCATGAATACTCTGGATTGGTTCAAGAAATGGAAGAGTATAAAAAAGAGTTAGAAAAAGAATACGGGGCTATAAGTGTAGATTTAGAAACTGGAATTTACACAGAAATAGATCAATCAGAAATTAAACAATAAAATAAAATGTCAAGTATTATAAGAAAGATCAGTATCGGAGCTGATTATAAAAATGATGCTATGCATTACTCTATAGGGCAAGAAGTCTACGGTGGTCATAAAATAGCTTATATCATATTTGAAGATACTGACGGTTCTTATAATATTCATATTAAAAAAGGTGATGAGGTAGTGCCATGGAAAAAGTTCAATACTAATATGGCAATCTCCGTAGAATATGATTTAAAATATGAATAGTCTTTATGATTTTATTGTTGAACCTATTGGTGAAAGATATAATAATACTATAGAAGTAGACAATTTAAAGCTAATTTTAAATACAAAAATTGAATCTTTTAAGTTTGTAAATAAAACAGCTAAGGTAATAAGTGCTCCACTTGCTTACAAAACTGTAATAAAGCCTGGGGATCACGTAATTATACACCATAACGTATTTAGAAGGTATTACGATATTAGGGGTAAAGAAAAAAATAGTAGTAAATATTTTAAAGACAATCTTTATTTTTGCCAACCTGATCAAATATATATGTATAAAAAACAAAATAAATGGGAATCTTTTATGGACCGTTGTTTTGTAAAACCAATTTTAAATAGAGACAATTTAACTCTAGATAAAACTAAAAGCCTTGTTGGTATATTAAGATATGGTAATAGTGTCTTAAACAAGCTTAAAATAGCTCCTGGTGACCTAGTAGGGTATACGCCAAATAGTGAATGGGAATTTATTATTGATAATGAGCTTTTATATTGTATGAAATCAAATGATATTGTTATTAAATATGAACATCAAGGAAACGAAATTAAATATAATCCAAGCTGGGCAAAAAGCGGTTGAGGAATTAATAAAAGTGGCCAAGGAAGCTATTGTAGATAGTGATGATGATATTAGTGCTGATAGATTAAAAAATGCAGCCGCTACAAAAAAATTAGCCATATTTGATGCATTTGAAATTCTTACAAGAATAGAATCAGAAAAAAAATTATTAGAAAATAATGACACAGCTTCAAAGCAATTTGGAGGGTTTGCTGAAAAAAGATCTAAATAATGTATCAACAAACATTATATAAAGTATTAGATAAACATATAAAACCTAATACTTTAAAAAGATTAAATAGATTAAAAAAATTTAATTACGGCTATAATAAAGAGTACGACTTAGTAGTTATAAGTAAAGATGGTACGGTTGGTGAGATATATGAAATTCAAAATCTAAAAATTGGCTTACCATTAATAGATAAAGCTTATCAAAGAAGTAAAGTTAAAGCAGACCAGTATTGGGAAAAACTTCCTTTTCCAGAACAATTAATTAAAATAAAGTCTGTATTTGATTGGAATAAACGCCCAGATAGCTTTAAAGAAAATTGGTACGATTATATTGATAATGAATTTAAATATAGAGATGAAGGATTTGCGTTTTATAATAAAGGTATTCCAACTTATATTACTGGTTCTCATTATATGTACTTGCAACACACCAAGATTGATGTTGGGGCAGCAGACTTTAGGGAATCAAATAGACTATTCTTTATATTTTGGGAAGCCTGTAAGGCCGATGAAAGATGTTATGGCATTATCTATCTCAAAAATAGACGGTCTGGATTTAGCTTTATGGGATCGTCGGAGGCTGTTAACCAGGCAACAATATCAAGCGATGCTAGATTTGGAATTTTATCAAAGACGGGTGCAGATGCAAAAAAAATGTTTACCGATAAAGTTGTACCCATATCCACAAACTACCCGTTTTTTTTCAAGCCGATACAAGACGGAATGGATAGGCCGAAAACAGAGCTCGCCTATAGAGTTCCAGCGTCAAAATTAACTAGGAAAAAAATTGAAATAGGAGAAGAGCTGGAAGATATTGATGGCCTAGATACAACCATTGACTGGAAAAATACAGGGGATAACAGCTATGATGGTGAAAAATTAAAATTATTGATTCATGATGAATCTGGTAAATGGGAACGCCCTGATAATATATTAAACAACTGGCGTGTAACTAAAACTACTTTAAGATTAGGAAGCAAGATAGTTGGTAAGTGTATGATGGGATCTACATCAAATGCGTTAGATAAAGGAGGTGAAAACTTTAAAAAACTTTATAATGGCTCGGATGTTACAAAAAGAAACCGCAATGGACAGACTAGTACAGGACTATATAGTTTGTTCATACCTATGGAATGGAATTACGAAGGATTCATTGACATGCATGGATTACCTGTATTCGACACCCCTGATGAAAAAGTCAAAGGGATTGATGGCCAATGGATTGACACTGGGGTAATTGAATACTGGCAAAATGAAGTAGAAGGATTAAAATCCGATCAAGATGCCTTAAATGAATTTTATAGACAATTTCCAAGAACACAAGAACACGCCTTTAGGGATGAAGCAAAACAATCATTGTTTAATTTGTCAAAAATATATGAACAAATAGATTATGTTGAAGAAGCTAAATATAGTGGTTTAGTTACTCAGGGTAATTTTCAATGGGAAAATGGTATAAAAGATACTAAAGTAATTTTTATGCCAAATAAAAATGGTAGATTTTTTATTACGTGGACACCTCCGTATCATTTGCAAAATAAAGTTACTATAAAAAATGGTATAAAATACCCTGGCAATGAAGACTTTGGGGCTTTTGGATGTGATAGTTACGATATATCAGGTACAGTAGATGGGAGAGGATCAAAAGGGGCTTTGCATGGGTTAACAAAATTTACTATGGCTGATGTGCCACCAAACCAATTTTTTTTAGAATATATTGCTAGACCTGATAATGCTGAAATATTTTTTGAAGATGTTTTAATGGCTTTAGTTTTTTATGGTATGCCAATATTAGCAGAAAATAATAAACCTAGATTA